ACCCCAGACGCTGCGAATGTGCGCTGCGCTACCTTACCACAAACCAGCAAGGTCGCGCTGTGGAATGGTATCGGCAATGCACGTAAAGAGCGCGCGAGCCAGTCTGCATCCGGCTTACCATGTGTTGTGGCTTGCCCGACTAGTTCAGGACAGGCATTTACTACAAGCAAGTCGCGCAAGTCACAACCAGTCAGCCAATAGAGACGCTTGCCAGAATGATTACGTGGATTGATGTAGAAATATTTTGGGGCCCGACCAATTGTTCCCCACATCGTGTCGAGCACGGCAACGAATTTTCTACTCATAATTGTGTGCTGACTTCTCAGCCAACATATCGCGGCGACGTTTCAGCGATTCGAGAATGCGAATGCGCGTAGCGACAGGCAACTCCGCCAGTGCAGCGCGGAGTTCATGATAGATGCGGCGGTCGGGTGTCATATTAGACGACCATGCTGCGGAGGAACACAATACCGTCGTCTGTAATGGACCAAACGTCCGCACGCGGCGCTATGTGCGTCACGTAACCACGTTTCTCGAGATACTGCAAGACAGCGTACACATTGTGTCGGTTACCGACGTATGTGCTGATACGTGTCTTTGCGACAATTCCTTGCGTCGATAGATCTTCAGGATCGCTCGTTGTAATTTGCGAACCGTTCAACACGTAGAGCACATAGTACAGAGCGATATCGGCGGGAACGTGTGTGTTGCGCATGGCATGTCTCCTATAGTAGGGTAGGTTGATTTAGATTTCCTGCTTTTGCTTGTGGTCTGCATTCCCGTTTCACTAATCCGGTGCCGACGTTTGGCTTGCGCTACTATCGGGTATTCCGGCTGTCTCCGGCTGAGCCCCTCGCCATTCCGATTCTCGTGCGGTACGATCAACACGTTGCGGAAACTTTGCTGGCACCGAAGCGACCTGTCACGTTCGCTAGGATGGGGCACATGCGTTGCACAATACTAGCCGCTTCGAATACTCATTCCTGCGGCCTGACAAGGTTTAGCTTTTGCTTATTAGCCGTCGGGTGCCCCGTAGGGCGGCGACTGCGCTATTAGCATCCTTGTATTTGTCAAAAAGCTGTAGGGCGGAAAGGCTTGCTGTCGCGTGCGCCATGGCGCGGCCTGCCGTTTGGTACAACGCCTACACATATAAGGTAGTGCTTTGCAAGCGCCAGCGCAATAGGGCTAAGTTGTTGATTTATAAGCACTTACGGCAGGAGGCTAGGGCGGTCCTAGGCTGTCCCAGCTGCTTAAAATCGGGCGATTTTCGGCACTTTTCTCGGCCCTAAGTGCTTATAAATCAAGCACTTAGCGCGTCTCGCTCGGGTGGCAGGTTGTAACGTGTTCGCCAGTTCGGGCCAGCTAGCGCCAGTTAGGGCCAACTGCTGACGCCCTGGTGATCAGCGCAGCGAGCCTAGCCGGCCCAACGTGTTAATAGAACGCTACTGCTATCTATGGCGCTTGCTTGCCCGTGATTTCTCAGCTCGAACGCGCGATGATTTCACAGTCAATTTGCGCTTGATCGGATCGTAATCCGACGGACCGAAACGTCCTTCGAGCATTTGATTACGTGCCTTTTGATATGGCAATTGCATGAACGACGCGACACGCGGCGGATCCCACATCTCATCGATCTCTGTTGGCTTAGCTTTGGATTTCATGTCGATCTCAAAAGAAACGCTTCACGTATCGTGCGTGCACCGACGCCACTCGGTCACTGAGTTCCTGCCGAAATGGACGCCACCATCGTTCACGTTGCTCACGAGCAATTTCCATCCGCTCGTTGCTGAGCGCATAGATGTCATCCATCTTTCGGACGATAAAATCCTTTGGATCGAATCCGGCTTTCTTGAGCATTGTGCGTGAGTCTGGCTCGAAGACCATCGGTAGGCCAGCCGACAACATTTCATAGAATCGATTGGCCGGTGAGTGAAATTGCTTATGCGATCGTGCGTCTTCGATATACAAGCCAAAGCCATAGCCGTTCAATTCTCGATAGAATCGCTCGGAGATTTTCGGAATGAGCGTGATGTGCCTGTACCGTTGAAAATTGTGATCCGGTCGCGATGGACTATCTCGAATAGGCGATCCGCTACTCACGACACGATTCATTTTGTTGAACTTCTTTTCGAAGAATCGATCGAACGACGGACCACGATACTTGCGGAACGATCCGTAATAAAACAGATCGACATCTTTCGGCTCTCGAATCGTGAGCGGTGTTTCGAGCGCCGACAGCATATTCCAGTTCACGAAGAAGTCGCCCTTGCCCTGAACGTTGTCGGTCACAGTCGTCCAGTAATCTGTATCTGGCTTGCCCTTCTTGCGTCGCCAGCGGAACGCGTAGCGAAATGATGACTCTGCATTGCCATCAGCCTTTGGCGCGGTGATCATGTAGTCGTTCTGAACCCAAACGATGCGTCTCGCGCGTCGAACTGCTTTCGCCATCGCATCGCGGATCGTGTCGCCAGTCAGTGCGAGGCCATTGATGAACAAGATATCGTATTTCCGGTCTTCAATCTGTTCATCGTACATGAACTCTGCACCGAGCTGCTCAGCCAGCCAATATGCGATACGTGTTCCGCCGGACATCACTGTGTGAACTTTCTTTCCAGCCAAGAATGCTTTACTCGGCTTGACGAACGTGAACATTCCAAGGCGTAACTTCATGTATTCCTTAAGAGATTGGTGATGTATCGAATCATCGGAACGGCGTCGTTGGTGCGATGACACGGCATTCCTCGTTCTTGTGCCTCGTCGAACATCGCGCGCGCACGACGCTGTTTCATTTCCATCGTTGTGAGACTCACTCGCGCGTTCCGATGATTCAATGATTGTCGCCACTTGATCCGTTCGACACAGATTTCCAGCGGGGGATCGATGAGACACAGATGCACATTTTCTCCAGCGTCGTGATATCCGAAGAATTTCTTTCCCGAGATCAAGACATTCTCCACGAGAATGTGCAGATCCGTGCGGATGAGCACGTCTTGAATCACACGAAAGATATCGCTGTGCTTCATGCAGTCTGATCCGCCCATACTACGACCAGTAACGTATGGTCCAACGATGAAGACCGGATGGTGAACTTGTTTTAATGCAATCAACGTACTGCCATGATGCAGATCGATGGCGGATTTCGTTTGGAGCGTCGCTTGCTTGATGATTTCGCGCACGACGTACGACTTGCCAGAACCGTTCGTTCCACGAATGAGAATGATCATTGCGGTTTCAGCAAGAGGATGAACCATCCTTGCGTGAACACTGGAATGGCTTTGGCGATTTTCCATCCATTCTTCTTGAGCAAACTGCGGAACTTACTTTCATCGTGCTCTGCTGTATTGCTCTTTGGAACATACTTTGGACCGAAACGAATCGTACAGATGATCGCCTTCTCAGACACGGACATCAACTTTTTGACGACCTGTCGCATCGCCTCTTCATCAATCAGATCGAGAAAGCGAACGCACACTGAAACATCGACAGGCTCGGTCTTGAGCATGCGGACATCTTTCACCTTGAGTGTAATACCTTTGCAATTCTTTACTCGCTTCGCTTTCTTCGCCGCTTGTGCCACCATCTCATCGGATACGTCTACGCCAATCACACGCTTGACATTCAATCGTTCGTACGCTGGAATATAGCGGCCAGTCCCGACAGGAACATCGAGCACAGACCGCGGTTTCAGCTTGGCGAGTAAACGTTCAACTTCCTCGTTCTCAATCTTCCATCGACCTTGCGTGATCCGATTCGGTTCGTATGTCTCGGCCATGCGTCCGTGGTATTTCTTGCTCGTTGTTGTGATAGAGACGGTCATTGGCCCATGAGACGAGAGGGTGAATCATCGGTGAATGGATACTTGAATGACGGCGCACCCATGTCTTCTATTTCGAGTTGCGAGACGGGGAATTCGCGATAGCCAATATCGATGGTGACATGGCTTGGCCGTTCGATGACGAGTCCAGTTTGCCAATCGATGAATGCGAATCCGAGTGTGATGGCCACAGCTACCTCGGCGCGACATCCGAGTGCACGATCCCATCCCGGCATTAGTGCGATAGCATTGCATACACTCATCATCGTGATGATGTCCATACGCAAGCCAGGAAATGCCGGACGGAATCTCTTGTCGTTCTCTGGAGAGTATTCTGCACCGAGCGAATTTATGTTCACATCGATGGGACTGATTGCCTGATGACCAAGCGACCGTAGTCTCGCCGCGCATCCCTCAATCGCAGCGTATCCCTTGTCGGGAATTCCGGTGCGACGACCGCAGACATAGACAATAAGATTCTGATTCATGATATCAGACCGGACCAGAGCGTGCGAGCAGTGTCCTGCGATTCCATTCTGCATTCACGAGCGCGAGATAGCGCCGAAGGTCTTGAACATCATCAACACGATCTGGTCGAGCGAGCAGCATGTCGACAGGATCGTTATTAAATTCGATGACCATTGGCGAGAAACGATCCCACTTGCGCGCGAGCATCATAAATGCGCCGACACCACCACGCTTGAGCCATGATGCATGGTACTCTTGATCACGCCTTAGAATGAAGGTGTAGTCCCTTTCCATGATCGTTGGAATTTCGCTAATGTAACTTTTCGGCATGGGCGACATGCCTGAATGCTGAGTGATGTATCTGACACGTGCTTCGATGCGCGCAAGATTGTGACGAAGTCTGCGTACATCGTCGATAATAATCTCACCGAATTCTTTGAGTGCAGCAAAGATATCGTAGTGATATCCTTCTGTCCGGCCTTCAATACTGTTCCACAGAATTGTCATCACGTGAAAGATATCTGGCGCGATCTGTGGCTCTCCTTGCACAGACATTATCGCGACACTATCTGAACGGATTACTTCAGAGAGAAAATTCAGGTGGAGAAATGGCGTCTTGAATTGGTCTGGCGGCGTGTCGAGTGTGATCGCACCGTACTCTTTAATCCGTCGGCGTTGATCTGCCGAATAGTTTTTCTGATCAGGCATCTTAGCCTCCGTATGGGATGAATTTTGCCTTCGGCCGACCAGTTCCTGCTCCAGTTCGACTGTACTTCGAGAACTCGCAGAGGCAATTTTGTAGATCTTGCGCGTGCAAACGCGGAAATCTCCAGCGCGCGATGTACGGATTCACGAGCGCATGCAACTCCGATAGCGCTTCACGCCATTCATGTTCTCGCCATTTTGTTGATGGGCTAATGCCAGTGACATACGACATCCCTTTACGACTACCGGGACCAGATGATGCGAATGTCCAGAAGTCTTTCGCATTCTTGAGTGGTTGAACATATTTCATATCAGCCACAATCTGCGCAGCCATGAACGAACCCATCCCATCAAACTTCATCAACATACGATGGTAATTGGCCAGTGACTCATGACGGACCGGACAAAGCATTGCTCTGTTTTCCCACATCGGATCGAGTACGTAGTCTGCGAGATACTCGGACTTGTCCATCGCCCGTCCACCGGTCGACACGATGTACGCGCCACCGAATCGCTTGAGCCCTTCGGCCTTACGACGTGCCATGACTTTCAGAAACTGCGCGCGGTTCCATCGGCCAGGAAGCGATAGCTCTGCGAGCGTGTCAGTATTGTTGACCAGACGCGCAACGACCATCGCAAACCAAAGATGCTTCTCATTTTTGTACGGAGTCCGCCAATGCGCGTTGATCCATAGAGTCACGCGATCGAGTTCGCGATAGACGTTGGTGAATTTATACACCAACAAGATCGGATCTTTCGTCCATGGCGGACCATCTTGCTTGAGATGAAATCTGCGCTTCCAAATATGATGGCGTTCTCGAATGAAGTAGAGCAACTGCTCCAGCTTCGGGAATCCATAAATCATGCACTTGCTCCGAGGGAAATGAGATCACTGGATGGACCCCTGTGAAATCCATCCAGTGACAGGACTCATCTACTTCTTACCGCGCGTTGCTCCACCTGCACGACCAATCTTTTGCATGTGCGCGCGATCTTTCGAGACGGACTGTCCGCCTTTCTTTCCAGCGGCGCTCGCTGTATCCTTTGTCCACTTGTGCGCGACGCCTTTCTTATGTGCCGCTTGTCCGCCGAGTCTCGCAACTTCGCGATGACGTTCCGGCGTCATATCGCCAAACCCCTTCGGCATGATTAACCTTTCTTTGATGGGAGAGTGAGCGTATCAGATGAGCAGCGAGGAACGGTGTACCCGCTGGATGTGTCCGCGCGAATCCTCCGAAGTTCTGCGGTGTCTGAGGCAGTCCAACAAATGCCAGTGATTGTGACTGTTGGCGGCGATGGATCTTGATGAGGTCTCTTCGACGCCAGAGCAATCTTGATCGGTGTCTTGACTGGCATCATCGTTGGATCGACGTGGAGCGTGTCTACGGTCTTGCACCATGGCTGAATCAGTGCAACTTGCGTGGAGTCGAGCGTCACATCTCCGCGGATTCCATACTTGGCTGCAGAATCCGTAGGAATGAAACACGCGTCCAGGGTTGATACTGGCGTCGTATCCGGCTTGATGGTGTCGACAGGAACTGTCCCGCACGATACTTCTGTCGCTACTGAGTCAGCCGAAATCTGCACTGCACCGTGCCAGATCCGCAGATAGACAAAGGAATTGCCGCAACTTCGTCCAACAATTCTCGCACCGCCGAGTGCTTTGAGCACTGTGTCAGTCTTGATCGAAAACTTGACCGAGACCGTGTCACCTTTGGCGATTCGGATTGCTTCATGCGCTCCGGACGAGAGTGCAACCGTGCCTCCAGCGCCAGCCACAACGCCAGACGCAACGAATGCACTGCGCACGAGCGTAGTCCGAAGGAGGGCGTTCATGGGGCTTTGAACGTCGCCGTTCCCGGTTCTTCACCAACCGGAGTTTCTCCCGGCGGAATCTGAGCGTCGCCCGGCGGAACAACGACGGGAACAACGAGCGCTTCGATGCTCTGGAGATCTGAAAGGATTCCAGCGAAGTCGACAGTCGGCGGAATGCCCGCATCGATCTGCGCTTGGAGCTCTGCGACTTTCTGCATTAGCGCGCCACGAACGGCGACGAGCAGATTGATCGCTTCTTGATCGGTGCTCTGATCTGCGATGATGATCCCACGCAAATGCGTGATTTCATCTCTCACTTCTTTTTCGTCAACCATGAACATCTCCTGGAGCAGTCGCGACATAACAAGCATGCTTTGCTGTCGCGCGGTGAGTGCATCGAGTCTCGACAATGATTCGAGAATCTCGGGCATGCGGGGATTCGCAACAATGGTCATCGGTTCTCCTTGCCTGTCCGACCGCGCATATCATAGGGTAAAGTCCCTTCTAATCTGCGCAGTCGTCGAACTATCGCTTTCTTTGCTCGAACGTAGCCATCCTCCTTTTCCATGGTAATGTCTATGAGTCCGTGGTGACGTGCGTCTTCGAGTTGACGGACCGCTTGCTCGAAGCGAAGTAAGAGACTCCGTGTTCCTGGCGATAGCGACTTGACCCCGTAGGATATACTCATCGATAAATCCGCGTCAAGAATTTCTCGTGATCCAATGTCATGACGCCATTCGGCCAAACAATCAGTACTGGAACATGGATCCGTCGCGCCATGCGTACAGTGGTCCACGTGCCAGAGCGGAGTTCTTCCTTTTGGGAGTGTGGCGCTGCGATGAGAAACGTTGAGCGCTTGACGATCTCTTCATTGCGTGTGAGTGGCGGACGTACTGAATTCATCGCGACATGATCTTGGCCATCAAATAGTTTGACTCGCGCTTGATCCGCTGGCCAGATATCGGCAAATCGCAATGGACATTCTTCTCGCCAGAGTGCGTGGAATTCTGTATCCGATCCATGTGCGCCTCCGTGCCGAACGATAGCAGGTTTCCCGATAGACAAACAGACACGAATAATTTCGTACTGTGTGTGCGACATCCCCGCGCGAGTTCCTGAGAATCCCCATTCTGTTTCGAAATGCTCGCTGATCAAATTCATGAGAGACTTCGCTGGATGTGTCATACTCCGGAATCGTCTATGAGGTCGCGGGCGACGGTGATATCGATTGCAGTGAGTGCGTATGTCCCTTGCGATGCTTTCAGAAACTTGCGGATCACTTCTTTGTACGGACGAATAAAATCGCGTATATCGTTATCGAGCACGCTTTGGAATTCTGCTGACGTGAGCGGTGGACCATGCACACAATCAAATGGACTGACGCATTCGCCATTCGGCAGGGTGATGCATGGCATTTCGATTGGAAGGAATACGGGATCTTTTGTGCGAACATGTTGAATCGCGTCGAGTCGACCCGAGCAGACGATTTGTCCCTGTTCCCGTGTGTTCCGCAATCGATTGCATGCAGTGAGCACGTTCCCTTCTCCGATAGCGAACGCGTACACCGAGCGACAGACTTTGCAGACCTTCATAAAATGCTCGCTCATGATGCTCCCGGAAAGACTTTGATGACGATTTCAGTTTCAATGATTTCAGTCCCATACTTCCATGACCCTGTACCGACTTTCGAAATCGTGCGAGCAGCGGCATCATCCGACTCAACTTCAATGACGATTCGAATACGTTGTGCGCTGACTCCTGCGCGTCGAACAAGATCGATGACTAGAATCTGGATGGCACGTTCTGCGGCATAGTCCACAGATTAGTCGTAGTCCTCCGGTGAATCGCGGATCACGAGATCAATGGCATGCTGATCGTCGTCAACTGGCTCGCCAGTCTTTTCGAGATGCAATACCTTTGCTGTATCTATCTGTGTGTGTAATGGCCACCAGACGACCTGACTACGCATCATATCTTCAAGGATTTCTGGAGAAATGATGATCGCCGCTTGCTCAATCATTCCGGATTCATCGAGATACACCGGAACTCCGCAGACGCGCAGCGGTCGTTCTCCCGTCACGAGATCCATGATCTGTTTCATGCTGTTCCTCGCTTGATCGCTTCGCCAAATGCCGAGAGTTCTTTCGAGACCTCATCGAGATAGATGAGATCGTTCTCTGTGGGTTCATCCCCATCGTCGAATGTGAACGTGAACATATCCATGAGCCATGCGATGCCCGTGTACCATGCGCGTCGCATCTCTGATCGCTGGATTGGCCCTGCACGAATCGGATCCAACGTGGCACGCTCGTATTCCGCCCAGGCGATCGCGATGGTAGAGCGACGAATGGTCGTCAGTGGTTCGTCAGGATGGAGGATACGATTCACCAACGATGCTTCAGAGGCATCGATCGTTGGCGCGTCGAGTTTTGTGTCGTATGCTGCGATGAGACTGATTTGTCCATCACCATGGCACATCTCACAGCGCCGTCCGTTCAGCGATTTCGATCCGCGGCACATAGGACAGAGTCGCGATGTGTTAATCCGTTCATGCCGAGACATGGGCGCTCCTGAGTTCTGCGCGACGCAGTAACCATGCTGTTCCTGCAGTCAGCCAGTCGTTGTGTGTGCTCACTCCCTTGGCCTCGCTGAGCACGGCAAGCGCAAGATGAAAGTCGCCATTTCTGTAGCATCGATGCGCGCGATACATCGGTCGTACGACATACGAGAAAAAGAAATTCTGATAGTCGCAAAGTGTACGATCGGCCAATGATCCGTCGGCCACGAACGACATCACCTTGGCGAGTTCGTTATCGAAGACTGCTGGCGCGTGCACGAGTGGATACGTTGTGATTCCGCTATTATACGGATCACGCGTATCGGTGAGTGGATAATATTTCGACCAGCGATACGGTGTCTCGATGTAGGCATGATAGTCGCCACTGATCTGCGTGTAGGTTCCCATCGGGACACCGATCATGGATGCCAAATATTCCTGCAGGAACGACATGTGCACCGCGTTCGCTCCGTAACATCCCCACACGATGTCGTTGCTGCGATTGTAGACTTGCATGTTGAGATGATTCAAATGAATTGATAGTTTGATCAGATCATTGCACGGAATGTCTCCGCTCGTCGTATCGAGATCACGCGCTGGATCCCACATGCCAATCACTGCGCGACGTGATGAGGGATCGCGTTGGAGCATGGTGATGATCTTGGCCAGCTGATCCATTCCAACGGATTGTCCCAGGGGATGAATGACATCTGGCGGAAGTGGCCGCGCTCCCCAATGTCGCCAACGATAGCCGTACGCGCCATGGAATGTGATTCCATCGTCGGAGAACTGGCCGAATGTCCGATTGAACTGGCGGAGTGTCGCGACATCGTTCTGCCCGTTCACCATCCACAGGGCTTCGAACAGATGAAAGAACGGATTGGCGTCGCGTTGTGCGGTGAAGAGCACCCGTTCCTGTGGACTCGCATAGACCGTCGCGACGGGATACGGCACTCGACGCACGGGACCATTGCGTGATGGAGTGATGAGGCCATGCGTCGCCATGTACGACATACCGTGAACATACGCATCGTTGACGTTTCGTGCGTGGATTACGAACATGAGATGCCTCGGTAGAGCATGGCGGTTGGAATGCCGGAGATGATCCCACGATGGATGATCCACGACCAGTCTGGTGGTGGCGCGTTTCTGAGACGGAACACGAAATGATTTGTGTCGGACAGCGTGACGTCTTTCTGAAAGACAGCGATCTGGACTTTCTGGAACAATCCTGGCGACCACGATGCCGCGCATGGAATCTGCACACGGATCTGTATGGTGCTGAGCATGGGATCTGCCTGCGTCAAGAACGGATCATCGAGTGTTGGGATGATCGTATCGAAGGCAATGAGCTGAACGATCATGGCGCGAACTCGTGCGTGAGTCGTTCCGTCGCCTTCTTGAGCTTCCGCGGACGAAGTTCTGTGGGATGCATGAGAATCGCGTTCGCCGGTCCGAGCTCTGGATAGACTGCGGTGAACACCGCGCGCATCCACGAATATTCAATAGCGCGGATCTCGAGCACGATGATGCTACGCGTGTGTCTCTTTTTCTTTCGCGCCTCTCCAGCGCATTGTAAGGATTGACGATGATTGGTGTAATATTCTCGCTGCAGATGTTGCAATCGTGATAATGGTGTATCTGGTTTCTTGGATGTCCAGATATCGGGATGATGCGTCGCTTTCGCGCACCAGAGGATGAGCGTGCGCTCGATCTCGAGAATTCGTGAGACGAGTTCCCATTTTTCTTTGCGACGCTTCTTCTCGATGGTTCCTGCGTTCTTGTTCGTATTCCAATTGACGCGCGTGCAGCAGATACGATATCTCATACAACAGTTCCGCCACTGCGTAATTAAATTTCGAACCGCGCGATCATCAGATAGTATCGATGGAATGACGATCGGTTGTTGCATCATGTGCCTCCGGTCTTTTCTGGGGTGGGGTTGCGGTCACCTGGAATACTACACTGGATGGCGGCAAACCGCTAGTAGAGGCTAACTGCCTGGGGAATATGCCACTTACGAGGCAGGGTGGGGCGGAAATGGGTAGCATGCTGGAGATTTGCTCTGGCTGTAGATGCTACGGAGAAATGATTAACGAATACTACTAAATGAATGGGATGTGATGGTGTGAATGAGGGGATATCTGCTACGGTGGGCGATGGGCGAAAATCGTGCGTTGGTGGATGCGATTCTTTTATCACTGGGAATCTGCCCCGGTATCTGCCCCGTTTCCCATAGGGGAAATCGTCGTTTCTAGATTGTTGGGGCGAGATTCTACGGAGTGTGCAGAGTCCCCCTAGGCAGTGTTCTGTTGTGCTACTGAACTATGTCTATATTACGGGGCTGATTCCCTTATAGTACTCTAACATCATTATATCAAAGCTATACAGAACACCCCTATAGCTACTATTTAGCCAGGTCCGGTTTTCGGGTATTTTTGTTGATGAGTCCGCTTAAATCAAGCGAGCTGGAGTAGCTCCTTGCGCTTGTGTCATGGGATGGCTATATTGAACGTGCGCGAAGTCTACCCCTCTGGGATGGTCCTAAAACATGAATGCGTAACGTGGCCAGCAAGAACGGTGCGGGCAAGAAGGTCAAGCCGACGCAGCGGGGGAAACCTCCTGCGTCAGCAGAGCAGATGGGACTAAAAGCATCCACAGTCTATGCACACTTCACGCGCTGGCAGAATAAATCCATTCCGAAGTGGCATCCGATCAAGAAGATGCGATACGTCTTCTGGAGAATGATCGGAGGATCGACGGTGGGCGACGCAATCTGCGAACTGCATTGGCAAGAAGCGGAATTCTGGCATCTGGTCGATCTCAAACGACATGCGCCGTTCCGTGAAGAATACAAACGAGCAAAGATTCTTCAAGGTCGTGCACTCGCCGATTCTGTCCAAACGATCGCAGAAGGACGCGATGCGATCACACGGAAGCATTTGCGAGAAACAAAGAAGATCATTCAGCGCGCAATCAAGAAGATCTCGCGACAGAAGTCGATGCTCCACGGAAAGATGATCTTAGAATCTGTGCTCGGGGATCTGCGCGAGCGGGATAAGATCGTCATGACGAGAAACAAGTTGCAGATCGAAGCGGCGAAATGGCTCGCCGGAACATCGAATCCTGCGGAGTACGGACCAAAATCTGCGCTCGCGCTCGGCGGACTACCTGATGGCGATGGATCCGGCGCTCCACGTCCGATACTCGTCCAGTTCATCGGACCAGATGGAACGGTGGTCGCCATATGAGAATCGATCTCGTGTACTCGGCATCGGTGGCTCATCGATTCGTTTTATTCACTGATCTGCGATTCTATCGCGCGATGGTCGTTCTGAATACGTTCTGGTCGCATCGACTCTGGCATGGGACACCCGATCATATTCCTCCCTTCTGCGGAGTGATCCCATGACCCAGAGTCAGCGCCGGAAACGAACACGGAAAGACCTGCGCATTGCAGAACGCGCGATGGTGATCGAAGATGCGATTCAACTTCCGTCATATTCGATCGAACTCTGGCGTCCGCATCGCTACAAGATTCTGTGGGGAGGTCGTGGTGGTGCACGATCATGGACGGTCGCACGCGCGCTCTTGCTGAAAGCAGGACAGAAGAAGATTCGCGTCCTGTGTGCGAGAGAGATGCAGTCATCTCTGCGCGACTCCGTGCATCAACTCTTGCGCGACCAGATTGATCTCATGAAGTTGCCTGGATTTATTGTGACCGATCGTGAGATCCGTCATGTGAATGGATCGTTGTTCATCTTCATGGGGATCCGTCACAACGCACACACGATCAAGTCGCTCGAAGGTGTCGACATTTGTTGGGTGGAAGAGGCTGAGCGCATTACGAAAGAGTCGTGGTCGGTGCTCATTCCCACAATCCGTAAGGAAGGATCAGAAATCTGGGTCACATTCAACCCAGACGCCGAGACCGATGCGACCTACACGAGATTCATTCTCAAGAGTCCGACCGATACGTGGAAGATGAAAGTCGGTTGGGAAGATAATCCATGGCTGACGAAAGAGTTGCGTGATGAGAAAGACTACATGTACGAAACGGATTCAGAAGCCGCGGATCATGTCTGGGGTGGAAACATCCGGAAACATTCTGCGGCACAAATCCTCAAGGACAAATGGATTGTCCGAGAATTCACCGTGGAGTTGGATGAAAACGGATATCCGATCGACGATGCGTGGAACGGACCCTACTACGGAATGGATTTCGGGTTCGGTGCTGATCCATTCACAACGATCAAAGCGTGGATCAAAGGCCGCGTGCTCTTTATCGAAAACGAAGTCTATGCACATGGACTCGATATTGACGCAGCTCCAGCAGCGATCAATGGCATCATCCCGGAGATCGGGTCGTACATTGTTCGTGCAGACTCTGCTCGTCCAGATTCCATCAGCTATATCCGTCGTCACGGAATTCCGCGCATCGAGGGCGCAAAGAAAGGACCGGGCTCCGTCGAAGATGGGATAGCACATCTCCGCTCGTACGAACAGATCGTCGTGCACCCTCGTTGCATTCATACACGCGACGAGTGCAAACTGTGGAGCTACAAGATCGATCCACAGTCTGGCGATATTCTTCCGATCGTCGTCGATAAGCACAATCACTTAATGGACGCCTTGCGCTATGCACTCGAGCCGATGATCAAACCGCGTGTCCGTGCGGGATTCATCTTCATTGGCGCCGAGAAAGTCCGCACGTGTCCATCATGTGAGTCGTTGCTCCCCGACGATGGCGAATGTCTTCACTGTGGATACGATGAGAATATGGTCGTTGCGCCGACTCCATCAGTGCCGACACAAGTGATTCAAGAGCGCGTCCGCGAGATCACAAATGGAAACGGACACGGGAACGGCAATGGACATCCACCGAAGAACACACCTCTTCGCATGAGAGACTTGAACCGATGACACGACTCCTGAGGTGGACATGGCTCCGTCACTAGTGCGTCGCGTGCTCAGCGCACTCGTCACTCCGGAGACGAAAGCACTGACGGCTCCCATACACGATGCACCGGAGTCAGCACCGAAACGACTGATGGAAGAGAAAGCGTCATCGCTTTCGCTCTTGCCGAAAGGCGCGTATGGAAACAATATCGTCTTTTTCTCGCCAGACGGCGGTCGGACATCGATCGATATCACCGGATCAACGCTATCCGGCCAGACGACACTCGCGTTCGTTGCATATTGGTATGTCGCGACGCGATGGCGCGCGCAGAAGATCGCAGAAGCACCGCTCATGGTCGTTGAAGAGAATCAAGACGACGGTGCCGATGAATGGATCTCCGATCACGAACTTGCGAGAGTGCTCGACGAGCCATCACCAGATTACGACATGGGCGAGTTGTTGGAATGCACGTCGCACTTCCTCGATGATTCGGGCGCCGCGCTCTGGGTCTTCGATACAGACGGAGTCGGGACAGTCGCTCGTATCACACCATTCTCCAGATGGCAGTTCGAACCACAGTCTGATGGAACGCGACTCTTCTCCTCGTTCCGTGTCAACACGCGAAACGGACAAGAGACGTTCGCTGCGGAAGACTGCGCGTTCTTTCGCGACTTCAGCGGACAAGCGTGGGAGTGGACGATGGGTCGCTCGCGCTTGGATGTGGCCTTGTCGTGGCTGAAGTTAGGCGCGCAAGCGACGAAAGTGATTCACGATCTGCTCGGCAATTCGATCTGGCCATCTGCTGTGATCATTCCGGACAAAGATTGGAATCCCGATCCAAAGGTGCTCGCTGAGTACAAGCAAGACATCGAGGCCTATGCGCAGAGTGGAAACAAGGGACGTCCGTTCATCATGCTCGGTGGTGGTCAGTTCGTTCCGCTCCAATCGACCGTGAAAGATCTTGTGCCTGACGAAGTGATGAATCGTGTCGAGTCGGTCGTTGCGGCGATCTCCGGTGTTCCTGCGATTGTCTTGCAGTTCGAGGTCGGTCTGCAGAATAGTCCATGGTCACAGATGGCACAAGCGCGTCGGATGGCCTATGATGACACGATCATTCCTGCATGGCGAAAGATCGAACGCATCTTGACGAGACAGATGCTGCGTCTGGTCGACGAAGACACGACGCACTTCATTCGCTTCGACGATAGCAAGGTCACGTCGCTCCAAGCCGATCAATCCATCGCTGTGTCTATCGCGGTGCAGATGGGTCGTGCGGCATCGCTCAACGAACGACGCAAGCAGATGGGTCTTGAACCTGTTGATGATCCGAAGGCAGATGAGATTCCAGAACTGACTCAGCCATCACTCGCAGATATCTTGGCCGGACAAGCCGGAAAGACCCCACCTGATGGAGGCACGAGCGCTGATGGCCAAGATCCAGCCAAAGATGACACATCGTCGCAAGATGCCGCGAACGCGAAAACGGAACGGCTCACACTCGTCCGCAAATTCAAAGCCCCTGCGCTTCAGCAAGCGCTTCGGCAAGAAGCGATCCATACCTGGATGACGCACACGACGCTCTTGCTCAAACACGACGCAGACGCCATTGCACGAATCGTCATGGAGCATTTGCTCGAACCGATTGACACGAAGAATCGCGCCATGTCATTCAAGTCGAGAGGATCAGAACGGGTCTTGTCTGCAGTGAACGGATATCTCCGCAATGAATCGCGTTCGGCCTGGGCCAAAGCGACGACGCCATTACTCGTCCAAGCATCTGAACGATCAGCCGCGGTCGTTGCGGCCGACATGAATATCAGCTTTGGACTCTTGCACAAGAATGTCGTGGCCTTCGCATCGCGCGAGAGCGGACAACTGATCTCATCCGTAACCGGCACGACGAAGGATCTCGTCTCACGCATTATTCAAGGAGGACTCGACGAAGGCGCATCCACATCGACCATCGCCAAGACGATCCGTGAAGCGACCGGATTCTCGTCATCTCGTGCATCATTAATTTCTCGCACGGAAACGACGCGCGCCTACAATGGCGCACCGACAGAATCACTGAAAGAACTGAGTCGCTCGACGGGAAGAGTCTTCACGAAGACGTGGAGTGGAGTGCTCGATGATATCGAGCGAGATGAACACGTTGCGATGGAAGGCGAGACGGTCGCTATCGACGATGTGTTCTCGAATGGCCTGGACTTTCCGTCCGAGCCGAATTGTCGTTGTACCGTGACCTACAGCGAGGTGACTGACAATGAGTAAGAAAGCACTGGCGCGGATCGTCGTACCGTTTGTTCTCAAAGCTGCCGCGGACCAAGCGTCCCGGACCTTCGAGGGGCTCGCGGCCACATGGGACAAAGATCAGGGAAATGATGTCATCCACAAGGGAGCGTTCAAAGACACGCTCGCGAATTGGAAAGCATCAGGCGATGCCATGCCTCTTCTGAATTCCCATAATCACTTCGATATCTTTTCGGCCATCGGACAAATGACTGCCGCGAAAGAAACGAAGGAAGGCCTGCTCTCGTCATGGGAAGTGATTCCAGGCGCAGAGGGAGATGCCGTGATGAATCGGTTGCGGCCGAGTAAGACCACAGGCAGACCGCTCGTGGGAAAGATGTCCATCGGATTTATTCCAACGAAGTTCAGTTTCGAACAGCCGGAAGGAACGGACAGCTTCTTCGATCGCGTGCGTCATATCGAGAAGGCCGATCTGAAGGAAGTCTCGCTTGTCCTCTTTCCGATGAACGAGAACGCCGCCGTCGATGCGTCGTCGGTGAAGATGTTTCTCAAGCAACTGGCATTGACCGATCCGCGCGAGGTCACCAACCTCGATCGGATGATGTTTCGCAAACTTGCCTCACGCATTGGATCGTTGCTGAAGATCCAGCCCGTAGACAAGAAAGTGGAGGACCCGAAGGACGAAGATCTCGATGACGATGAGATCGAGGACGAGATTGACGAACAGGATGATCCGCCCGCACCGAAGTCTGTCCCGGACTTAGAGTCCGACACGGACGACGATGACTCGGAGACTCCACCCGTCAAGAAGTCTGGCATTCCATCGGAGCCAAAGATTGGGGAACCCGTCGTCTACCAGATGGGCGATGCACTCACGCAGCGTCTGCAACGCACACTCCTCAAGGCTCGTACATCGGATATTCGCGAAGCGCAGTAACCACACTCACGTATCACTTGTCCCTTTTGGAGGAGCACTCACACGATGTTAAGCACCCTCGTGTCTCGTGGCGGATTCGTTCTGCGCAAGATCCATGGCGTGTTGCATGGCTGTGCGCAATTTGGAACGCTCGGACGATCTCTTGCTGCGGGAGGCCTCGCGATCACTGATCGTTTGGTCGCCATCGCAGGAGTATTCGTTCTCGCTGCATTCATTATCGCGATTCTGGTATTCGGTTCGCACGAACATCACATCACACTCGCGAGTACGGATCCATTGGCCATGATCGGCGTCTCCCTCATGGGTCTCGTCGCCAAAGTCGGTGAAGAAAAGAAGCCGGCGAACATTCGCATGATGGAGAAGGATCTGAAGGGCCTCTTGACGGAACTCGAAGCTGGACAGATCGAGATGGCCGCCGGAACGATTCCGCAAGAGCGTGGCGAGGAACTGGAGTCCAAGGCACAGGAAGCCGAAGAGCTCCAGTCTCAGATCGATCGCTATAACAAGATCGCCGGAATCACGAAGAGCCTTCGGAATGTCGGCAAGGTCACGTTGCCCGGCGAGACAGAGAACATCCGCAACAAGACGCTCTGGACGACTCCGGGCCACATGTTCGTTGCCTCGGACGACTTTCTGAACTTCAAGCGCTCGGGGATCGGCTCTGGGTTCTCGAAGAAAGTCGATGTCGGTGGTCGGCTCGGCAAGAAAGCAGTTCGACTGATGGGCGAAGCAGCCATCGAGTTCGAGAAGAAGGCGTTTGATTCTGCGACGTTGCCGAATCTGGGAACCGATGCCATCATTGCGGTCGATCGTGATCCGGAAGTTGTTCGCTTCGAAGAGCAGGAGATTCTCTCGATTCGCGATGTGTTGAATGTCACACCGACGACATCGGATGTCGTTCGCTACATTCGTCACACCGCGACCACCAGAGCCGCACAGTCGCAGGAATCTCGCGGAGCTGCAAAGCAATACTTGAAGATCGTATTCGATGCGCAGAATGCGACGGTGGGAACAATCGCCGTGCTCAGCAAGGTGACCGAGCAGGATGTCTCCGACTCACCGCGTCTCGTCGGCATTATCAACGGGGAAATGTCGTTGGACATCAAGGTCGAGGAAGAGCGCCAGTTGGTCTGGGGCGACGGCTCGAACGGAGATCTCATTGGTCTGTTCGATCCGACGGTTGGCATGCCGGAGTTCACGCGTGCTGAGGTGGGCGATACAGTGATCGATACCATCCGCAAAATGCGCACAGATTTGCGGAAGCGTCGCGTCACACCGACCTTCGTCTTGATCGATCCGGTTGATTGGGAAGAGGTGGAGCTCACAAAGGGTAGCGACACGCATTATATTTGGGGACTCGTCACCGATCTTCGTGGCCCGCGCATCTGGTCGTTGCGTGTCGTGGAGTCGGATGCGATGACCAATCTGGAGACGGACGAACGGCGCATCTGCGTCGGTGATGGTGTCCGTGGCGCAACGATCTACGATCGTGAGTCTATCCAGTTGGCTGTCGGATTTGTCGACGACGACTTCGCTCGCAACCTCCGCACGCTTCGCGCGGAAGAGCGTCTCGCATTCGCCGTCAAGCGTCCGTTTGCGTTCGAGTTCGCCATCACGGAAGCACCGAACAGCTAGTCGTTCGCAGTTCGCGATTCAAAATCAGCGCATGCGTCAGTCTTGAAATACTGGCGCATGCGTTCACGCACAAGGAGCACACGATGCGATATCTCGAAGCAAAGCGACTGGTCGTGCAGAAAGGTGAACACAAGATGGCTCCTGGGATTCGCGTCGACCAACGTGACGAGACAGTCCCAGTCAACGCTGGTACAGACAAGATGCCTCCCGAACATCTTGGCGAAGTCAAGATCCGCCCGGACGTGTACGAGTTAGCAGATGAACTCAACGTCGATCTCAGCATGGTGAAGGGCACTGGACGAGATGGACAGATCACGAAGTCCGACGTGCGTCAAGCAGCAAAGCTGAAGTCCGAGGGTTAACGCTCCAACGAGGATCGGTCCATGATCGTAGAGCTGGCGCAAGTCAAGGTCCTCCTCGGCATCGAAGCTGATGACGATTCATCTGACGAGCACCTAATACAACTGATTCTCGCAGCGACTGCATTCGTGGAGCGCGAAACGCATCAACGGTTTCAACCTCCAATTCCTCGCACGGACTATGTGAATGGCACCGGACGACGGGAGATCTATATCCGTGGCCATATCGATGAGACACCGAGTACCGATGTGCCTGAATCAGCGGATCCACTCGCACTCATCGTCGTGTCGCAACGACTCATCGGCGACAACGGACCATGGGACGAAATGATCGAACTCGAAGACTACGAACGTCGCGACGACACCTTATTGTCCTTCGGAGTTTGGGGTCCGTTCTGGGATCGGTGTGTGGAGTTTCGTCTGCACTATCATGATGGCTATGTCGTCGCACCAGACGATATCCAACAGTTGATTATCGAGATTGTGATGCGGCAATATAACAACGATATTGCGATCTCGACGGGAACAGCGGGAATCACGAGCGAGAAGATTGGCGACTACAGCTATACCGTGGACCTCGGTGCGACAGCATTGATCAGTGGATCGATCATCACCGCAAGTGGATGGCTGACGATCAATCACTACAAGAGGATCCTCGTATGACTCGACCATCAATCACTGGATGGTTCGATAGTACGATTCGAATCTGGCGTCCGAGCGTGACTCGGTCTGGTCCAGGAATCGATACACGGAATCTATCGCCCATCGCTGTTGTCGGTGCAGTCATTAATCGATCACGCACACCAGAAGCACCGCAGGATGGAGGACTCGCGCGCTCTGGGATCATTCGGTGGTACGGGAAAGCAAATATCGACATTCAGCAGCGTGATGTCGTGCAGGTCTTGACCGGTCCCGATGCAGGACGTACATGGGAAGTGAATGAACAACCAGTCCGTCCGCGCGGACATCATACGCAAGTGGATTGTGTTGAGTGGAATGGTGTACTCCCAGCAATCGAGGAGACGAGCGATGCCTGAGAACGATCTGTGGGAAGTGTTCTTGACTCCGCATACGGACGATGAGACATTGGCGATGGCAGGCGCGATCACTCATGCGCACTTCTCCGGTCTCAAGACTCGTGTGATTCTTGTCACGGACAATAAGCCATCCATCCGGCAGTCTCGTCTCTATCCGCTCGACAATCTCGACACACTCCGTCGTGTAGAATGGCAGCGCGCGATGGAAGCCTTACGTGTCAATGCGTTTGAGACGTGGGAGATTCCTGAAGACGTGATGGCCGAACGTCCGTTCGATGTTCAAGCGATGATCGAAGATCGGATGGAAGATCTCCTCGAGTTGGATATATTGCATCTGCATACGGTCTGCGGTGCTGACGATATCCATATCGATGCCGGATATGGAAGTATCTCGCATATTCTCTGCGCGAATGCAGCATCGAAGTTCGCCCAGAAGCATCCGGGCGTACGCGTCACACTCCACGGAGTCTACGTCTACTCGAAACCCATCGAGGAGCGTGCCATATACGGGCCGATGCGTCTCACAAAGATCCCACTCTCGAAGAAAGAATGGATGCGGAAGATTGAAGCGCTACTCTGCTATCGTCCGGGCCAAGGTTCACTCGGCTATGGATATCGTTCGGTGCCAGAACTCTTCGACAACGCATTGATGGATCCCCACGAGTACACCGTTGAACTCTCCCAATCGATGGCGGTGAGCGCATGATTGACGTCGCCGCGATTTATAATCGATTCTTTGCGCTCGGCGGACCACCGTCTGGATCTGTTCGTCCGTGGAATTATCGTCGGAAAGAAACATCGCTTCGTCTCGTCGGGTGTCAGCTGCTCGTGAATCTCGTCTACGAGCGACAGCCACGATGGGTTCTTGATCTCGGAAGCGGCATTACATCGCACATGCTCCGTCACGCGATGCGTGATCATCCTGATATGATTGTCATCACAACTGACACTCACCAGAAATGGCTCGATATGACGAGTGCTGAATTGCGTCGAGACGGACTGAACACGGAGCATTGTTACCTGCAGAGTGCTTTTGAGTCCAAGACATGGCCGCCGTTTGATCTCATCTCAGTCGACTCGGGCAATCTGAGCTATCGTATCGCACTCGCTCCACATTTTGTTGAGTGGTGCGCGCCACACGGAATACTCTTCCTCGACGATTGGCGGAGACACGACTATGCAGTCGCAATGGAAGAAGCATTAATTCCGATGGGATTCCAAGTGACTGAGCACGACAAAACGTTGGACGAGTTTGGAATGAGCACAGCCACTGCGGAGCGTGTCACATGAAGATCATCTATCACGATGCAATGACGACACTCTGGCTCGGTAACGCGGACCAGTGGCCATGCACGGATTGGGTAGATTTTGTGTTGACGAATCCGTATGGACCAATGCCGATTGGCCTCGCAAAGACGCCAGCGATCATCCATCAGTGGCGACATCGCAAAGCACAAGCAGAGCAATGGTCTCACATGCAGCTGACACGCGAAGTCAGTGCATGGAGTAAAGACCGCGAAGTCTTTTGGGCGAATACATACGTGACTGACTTCGTTCCGCTCAATCTCACAAACTATAATCCAGAACCATCTGGATGGTATCCGGAAGAACTCGTTGTGCGATTGCTATCGCAGTATGTTCGTCCTGGACAAGTGGTCTGGGATGGATTCATGGGACGGAGCACGGTCGGCAAGGTGTGTCGCGCGATGGGAATCAAGTATATCGGTGTGGAACAATTGGAACGCCACATGGTGCTTGCGATGTCGTACTTGGATCTTTCATCATGACGCAACCATCCTTCTGGAGTCCAACCACGACCCGAGAACTCGACAGTACACCACTGTCGGATACGGAACGTCCGGCCAGGATCGTGGCCTGTATCAACGTATGGAATGATCTCGACGCGCTCAAGCAGACATTGCCGTCGTGGTTCGCCTACGTCGAGGCGGTAATCGCTGTTGATGGTGCCTATGGTGCGATTGATCAAGGACTTAGCACTGATGGAACGCGCGAATACTTGTCGAAGATGAAACGCACGACGCTTGTCGATGGGGCTGGTCTATCCCAATGCGACAAGCGATCACTCTATTTTCGACACACGCGTGCGGGAGACATGCTCTTTATCATCGATGCGGATGAGACTGTGCTCACTCCGCAGGCCTTGCGCGAGGTGCCGATCTGCGATGTTGGTTGGATCCGCGTGCATTCCAATCTCTACAAGCGTCAATATGGACAACCGAGATTGATCCGCTGGCAGCCCGGACTTCGCTATCAAGGTCGGCATCATTGGATCTATGCGAATCATCGTGTGCTTTGCACGCATCAGTATGGTGGCCCTGGCTTTGAGCATCGTGTGTCTAATGTAACGATCAATAACCAACGCCAGCTCGGTCGGTCACCATCGCGCATGTCTGCAAAGCGCGAGAATCACGCTGTGCAGATTGCAGATGAGAGAAGTCAGTGCTCAATGCCGACGGCGTTCGCGTCAGACACACAGATCGGTGGGCGCGAAGCATTACAGATTGCGCATATCGTCTATCGTGATGATGGCCTTGCTCCGTCGCGCTTGCATACGGCGATCAATCGTACGACTCCACACTCCTCACTCTTCTTTAAGAATCGACCGGGGCCGTTCGGCGTGCCTGATGGATTGTTGATGTCCCAGAATTCTGTGAAAATGATGCAAGCGCAACAACAGGCGGACGTCCTTCATTTTCATGGAGTCATGAGCCAAGCGAAGCGAATACGCCGAACGTCTCCGACGGTTTTTCATCATCATGGATCCTTACTGCGAGCCAATGCAGCGGAGTACAATGCACAAGCGAGATCGATCAACGCATTGATCCTGCTGTCGAATCTCGAATTGTTCTCATGGACGACGGATGTCGAGGCTCATTTCCTTCCGAACGTTATGCCCGTGGCGCGATATCGTCGCTTGCGAGATCGTTTGTCCGTGCCGTGGGATGGCAACAGCCCATTCCGCATCGCGCACTCGCCGTCAAAGCCAGAGCGGAAAGGAACGAAAGAATTTCTCGCTGCGTGCGAACGCTTGAATGCACGAGGTATTCCAGTCGAACCAGTGATGTTACACGATAAGGATCATCACGAAGTACTTCGCATCAAAGCGACATGTCATGCGGCGTTTGATTCGTTCTGGCTCGGCATTCAGTGCTCTGGACTCGAGTCGGCAGCGATGGGATTGCCCGTGATTGCAGGAGACGAAACGGTTGCGAGACGCTACACCGAACAGTTCGGCGCAGTGCCATATACGATGGCGGTAAACGGCGAACAGTTGGAAACACAGCTCGAACGTCTCGTCGACGAGCCCGCATTCTACATGACCGAAGCCTTTCGCGTGTCGACATATGTGACGGCGCACCACGATGAGTCTGCGGTGGCCTTGCGATATCTCGATTTGCTGGACACTGCGTTCGGTTGGCGTTCGTTAACACGGAGATCTCGCCCGATGACTTTCCTCAACATGAAAAGATAATGCAAGATCAGTGGAGTGACCTCACGATCGTGACATCATGTCATCGGTATGGGAAGTATCTGCCAGAGTGGACGAAATCCATTCTGTCGAATACGGTGCGTGTCGGTCGTGTCTGCATGTTCTCTCATGGAACTGTCGAGGATTTCACCGCCTGTGAAGACGCAATCAAGGAATTCAAGAAAGCGGGCATTGCGACTCGCCACGAGCATTCGGCGACTCAATTGGATTACGGATCAGCACGCAATCGCGCGGTTGCGATGGCGGTATCGCCGTGGGTCATGCATCTTGATGCCGATGATCTCCTCATGTCGCACGCCATCAAAGAGTTTCGGATTCTTTCGGAATCGTGCGATGTCATTCAAGCCGGCTATGAGCGCAGCGGAAACATCGCTGCTGGTCCTGCACGACGCGCACGCGTCTACCAAGGCGCCGATGGACTCGCAGCACTTGATCTCCCAGCCATCTGTTCTGGCAATTCTCCATTTCGGAAAACGTTATGGGATCGATCCCCGTACCGTAGTGACATGCTCGGTGCATGGGACACGGCGCTCTGGATCGGTTTCTCGCGGCTCGGCGCGAGGTTTCGTCCGACGATCAGAGCCGCATTCTATTATCGGCAGCATCACGATAGCGTCTTCAACGAACGTCGTCGGGTGAATGGATGGGCAAGAGCACACACGTCGGCGATGCTGAAAGCGCTGCGACGCAATTACGAAGGTGTTGACATTATCGTTCCGCTGTCGAAACGTCTCTCGGCAGAACGTCAGCGAAATTGGACTCGTGTCCGCGCGCATTATGCCGAGCATCATCCTGACTGGCGAATTATCGAAGGGCTTTGTGATCATAAAGATTGGATCAAGGGACGCGCGGTCGAAGACGCGACTGGCGCTGCTCGTGGCGAGATTGTCGTAATTGCAGATTCAGATTGCATCGTTCATCCGGACAAACTGCGCGATGCTGTGGCCAAAGTAAAGGAGGGAGCTCCATGGGCGATGCCACACACGATGGTACACCGAGCGAAAGATGCATTGACCCATGTGATTTGTGGCCAACATCCATCGACGTTACCAATGATTCCTGCGATGGTGCAATGCGATCGTGTTCCGCATGTTACAGTTCCTGGCGGAGGTATCGTAGTCGTGAAGCGAGTAAACTACGATGCAGTCGGCGGAATTCCGCAAGTCTTTCACGGATGGGGAGGTGAAGACAAAGCATTCGCAATCATTTGTGAGACTGCGCTCGGACCATGTACACAAGGCGATGGCATTTTGGTCCATCTGTGGCATGAACATCAACAGGACAAAGTTCTACCGAATGGAAACCTCGGTGTCTTGAAGAAAATCGGCTACGCCGCTCAACATGGGAAAGACTCACTCATCGCCTTGACGTCTACATTCCCGAATGGAGCCGCTCGCCCGACCACTTCATTACGTCCTGCGCCTGGACTTTATCACAAGGCTTCTGTCCGCGAGGTGAGACAGTTTGATCAGCGCACAATCGCTGAACGGCGAGAACGTCTGCAAGCAAAACGCCGGAGGATGCCATGATCCTCATGGGGAAAGTCCGGTGGGAAAATAAAGACAACATCGGGGAAGAAGAATTTCAGAAACTGAAACCCGGAGCGGAGATCGCTGTGACTGCAGCGACATTGTACTTTGAAGGCGCAGTGAAACGCACACTCAGTGGGAAACGTTCTGGACGAATTTATCGCATCGGAAAGAAGGGAAGGATACATCAAGCATCGGCTCCTGGTGAAGCGCCCGCATCTATGCCGGACGCAACACTTCGAAAATCCATCACACATCAAATTCTTTGGGATGGTGATTTGGTCTGGGGTGAAGTCGGCACAAATGTAGTCTACGCTGCGATCCTCGAGTTCGGAGGCGTGACATGGAATGGTGGTCGTATTCTTCCACGTCCGTACATGGCTTCCACCTTTCTAGCCGAGGAGGAACATATTAACGCCATCCTCGAGGGAGCGACGAAAGTCAAATGATGTGGGCCGAAGTGATGGAGCGAGTCGTTGCGCAGATTGCCGCGCATCCGACACTCGGTGTGCTCTATGAGAATCGTGTTCGCATGGCGAGTCCTTCTGGAGAACAACAAGTGCCGGGCATTGAATGGACCTTGATTGGTGATACAGAGACGGAACTCTGGGAGCCAATCTTGATTCAGATCGATATTTGGTACACGGATCATGTTGTGATGATTCAGACCGAACGAATCATTCGTGGCATGTTCCGGCAAGATCTTCCGTTCAAACTCGGCGGAGACTTCACAGTCATCGCTACATTCGAGACGGGAGTGTCGTTGGCCGTGCCTGACCGATCCAATTTCTATGGTCGGGGTTTGAGATTCCGTATCGCCGCGCTGCGCAATCAGTACGCGTTCTCGTAGGACGTAGGTCAACACTTCTCAGGAGGAGCAGGAAGCATGTCGAACTTCAACTTGGCCGATGTCTCAGGGATCATTGCATCCTACGGTCGCGGCGTCGTCTTCTACGCCGACAAGTGGGATCCAACGACTGCCTTGTCCATGACGCAACTCGGCGTCACGGAAGGCGACATCAACGTATCTCCGAACGGCGCGACGGCAGGCCTCACACTGCCGGAATTGACTGGACCGATTCCGCACGAGATGGATTACCTCGGCGAGAATCCGGTGATCGAGATTCCGTTGTACTTGGCAGATCCGACACTCATCGGAATCTGTTCGCCATCCGGCAGCAAGCATGCAGGACGTTCGCGACGTGGTCCGGTAAAGGAATACACACTCGCTATCTTCCCCGAGGCGCTGTTTCTCGAAGCAGATAACGACGGTATCGTAACGGACTTCGAGGTGGCTTTCGACATCGCTGGCGCATGGACGTTCAACAACATCGCACTAACTGCCGATCAGCAGCGATTGCTTGACGCCAGTTTCTGGCTCTGGCGTGTCGTGTTCAATCGTCCGACGCGTCGGTTTCGTGGCGGCGCTGGCGACGACAAGAAGAACATCGAGACCGTATCCACGCAAGCAATGCACCATCCAGACCTCGCAGAAGGCCACCACATCTACACGACTGGCGACCCATTCCTGGCTGGCATTGACTTGAACGGCGCGTCCTGATCATGGGGACGTTCAAATATATTCCACCCCGCGAGGTGGAGGAGCGCCATCGGTCGAAGCGGCCGACGGCCTCCCCTCGCGGAGCGCTGCCGAGTCAGAGCGAACCTCGGCAACGGAATGTGGAGGCCGTCCTGTCGCTTGGGAGTACTCGCTATCTTCGCCTGCATGATCGTGCATACGCAATTCCGCCAGTTTCATTCAAGCTTGGCCAGCGTTTGCTTGATCGGTCAATCCAAGTGACTGTGTTGGCGAAGCGTCTCTCGATCACTGGGAAGCGCGAAGATTCTGTCGAGTATTATCTCCAGCTTTCATCACTCGCACAAATGATGTGGCCGTATATGACACCGACTGGTGGACGGAAATGGCTGAAACGTTTTCATTTGATGCGTAATCCGTTGCTTGTCGCATCGGAGTTCGAAATTAAGGATGTTTGCGATTTTTTCTTGCAGGGCCGGACGATGTCAAGCGTCCAACCCTTATCGGATCAGACTCCGGCCTACGAGATACAGACGTCTTAGATGAGCTCCAACTGTTCGTGGCCCTCCGGCCTGCATGGTGCGGAGCAGATGGATTTCCATTGTCGTGGCAACATTATCAGTATGCGTTGACACACATTGGACGATCGTACTTGCGCGATCAGATGGCGACCGCGCAAGCTGTGCGGATGGCTGGAGTCGTGCCTGATGACTACGGAACGTGGCAGCGCGACATGACTCGACTGACTGAGGTACCGAGATACTAATGGCAGACAACATCGTCAAACGAATCATTCAGCTGTTGTTGGATAAGGATAGTGCGAAGAAAACACAGTCCGATGTCAACACACTGACGAACGCCATCGATTCGTCGTTCAAGAATCTCGGATTCAAGATTGCCGGATACTTGAGTCTCGGTGCCGCAGTGCTGTCGCTTAAGAAACTTGGAGCGGCGGCGATCGAGCAAGCGACTGAGTCAGAGAAAGCCTGGCGGATGTTGAAGGGAACGATCGACAACACAGGCGCATCGTTCGACGCGATGGAAATCAAGTTGCGTGCGACGGCCGATGCGTTTCAAGATGCGACGATTCACGATGACGATGCATTCGCTGTCTCGCTCACACGTTTGGTCACACTGACTGATGATGTGTCGGCATCGTTGAATAATATGGGACTGGTTGCCAATGTCGCGGCGCAGTTCTTCGAAGGAGATCTCGCTCCTGCCACTGATCTTGTGGCCAAGGCGATGAATGGGAACACACTTGCACTAAAGAAACTCGGCATTCAAGCAGACACGGCGCAGCAAGCACTGGAGATTCTTGCGTCGCGGTCGTTCGGAGCAGCGGAGCGAGAGGCTGCAACGTTCGACGGACAGCTCAAGCAGATGAGCAATTCGTGGGACGATGTACTGAAGGACCTCGGCAATGCAATTATCAAGGGAGACGGCGCGACCACGATGTTCTCCGTGCTCCGCGCTGCGATTCAAACACTCGGCGATTGGGTTCTAAAGAACCAGGGACAGATTCGAGACTGGGTTACTAATGGAATTAAGTTTGCGATCGATGCAACGGACGTACTCATCCGTGCAATCAAAGGCATGGGCGAGTTGCTCACCGGCGGATTCCAGTCGGCAGCGGGCATTGCTACATTGGCAATCGGCAAACTCGTTGATGCATGGGCGTCGTTGCGCGAGATTGAAGATAACGTCCGAGAGAAACTTGGCCAGGATGTGACCGAGCGGCGCAAACTCACGCAAGCAATCCGCGAGAATGCGAAAGCGCTGGAAGAAACTGGAAAGGAGTTGTTTAATCAGGGCAAAGAGAATGTTGCGAAGTCTACATCGACATTTGCGAACCGTCTCTTTTCGAGTGATCAGTTCGCTGGTGGACCGACCACACGGACAACAGTGCCCGGAGGCAC